CGGTGACGAAGGCGTGCTGCTGCACATCGGCAGAGCGAAGGGCGGCATCTCGGGCGACCGCAAGGTCACCGCTAATCAGGAGTGGTTGTCATGGACCGCGTAATGGACCGCGTAATGGGCGAGTCATGCCAACTATGCGGCCTTGAGTACGACGAAGTGTGGTGGGCACCGACCGACGTGTTCGACAAGGTACGCGACGAGTTCACGCTGTTGTGCCCTGTGTGCTTTGAGTTCCTCGCTAGGACGAAAGGCATCCGGCTGTGTTGGGTGCCGTACGAGCGGGACGTAGCCGACGAGGCCGTCGAGTTCGACACCGCCGCAGCGTTCGCCGCGTGGCGCAACCGATCCAAGGAGATTTCAGGCTGATGGCAGACATCAACAACAACGGAGGCAACGTGCCCACGAACCAAGAAGTGCTCGACTGCCCGATGGACCCTGCGCGCAACGACGCCAAGGCGACGAGCGTGCGCGACTACCTCAAGAAGCTGCTGACGCTCGTCTGGCAAGAGGGCGAGGGCTTCGACGGCAAGCGACCTTTCGGCAACAGCGGGTGGGAGTACGAAGTGTTCTCGGCGCTCGGCAAGGCGGGCATCATCGACGCAACGTTCGCCACCGAAGGCTGGATGGACGACTGCGACAGCGACACGGGCTACGCGCTCGTCACCGCGGCGATCGCGAGCCTTTAGCCGTGGCAGAACGCACCTGGGACGGACACACGCGGCCCGACTGGATGACCGACGAGGAAGTCGTGGTCGTAGCTACGCGAACGAAGATGGCGATGGCCGAGATGGGCGACCCGATCGACTGGAAGCCCGACCCGTCGAGGTCGATGTTTCGCGCCGACCGACGCCCCTCGATGGACAACTTTCGCAAGGCGAGAGCACTGGCGATGGCGTCAATAGGCGCGGTGCTTGTCGATGACGAACTGGTGGAGGCGTGACCGTGGCAGAAGCTGAATCGTGCGTTCACTGCGGCAAGCCGATCTTCCTCAACGGCCAGGTGTGGTTCCACTTGCTCCATGAGATGGGCGGAATCACAGTGTCAAGCCACCTGTGCGGGCGCGCTTACCCCGATGGCAACGGTCATATGCACCACGCTGAGCCGTCATCTATCGACACCGACCCTGTTGGCCGTCCCGTCATACCGCAGGACGACCAACAATGGCCCGAGAGTGCTGTTGATGTCTAAGCCTGCTTGGGTTGCGTACGGTCCTGGTGGCTTCTCGGCTTCCTTCACGCCGATCTACTCAGAGCCTGAGGATTTGCGGAGTATGGAAGGCGTCTTGACGCGCGTTCACGAAACCATCATCGGCTTCGAGTTGGAGATACGCGCACCTGATGGTGCTGTCGACACGTTTTACTCCCGACCCAACCCGAATTTTTGGGAGATGCGCGCCGGAAGCAGCGGTGCCGGTATGGCGCTCAAGCAGTTGATCGAAGCCGCTAACGGAGCGCCGCTCAGTGTCGTGCCGTCTCCTGTCGTACCTGGGCACGACCCCGGCGACGACTGCCCTGCCTGCGTCGAGAAGTTCGGTGAGCAGGGCCTGTGCCCTGACTCTTGTGCAAGGTGCGGCGGGCTGCACTGTCCTGCCATCGAGTGCGATGTCGACTGACCCCGGCCCGTACTCCATCGGCTCCGACGTGTGGCCTGGACTGGCGAAGATGGCCGAAGAATGCGGCGAACTCGTTCAGGTGATCGGCAAGATCATGGGCCTCGGCGGTGCAGAGAATTACACGCACTGGGACGGCAACGACGTACGTGAGCGGTTAGAGGAAGAAGTCGCTGATGTGTGGGCGGCGATGTCGTTCCTCATCAAGCACAACCCGATCCGGCCTGATGTCATCGGTCCTCGTATGCGGAAGAAGCTCGAAACCTTCGAGGGCTGGCATGAGGGTCAAAGCAAAACTCCGGAGAGCGCGGCAACGTAATGCTCGGCCTCTACTTGCTCGGTAAGGCCTTCGTCGGGATGATGAAGGTACTGATGATCGGCTGCGCTCTGATGCTGCTGATCTGTGTTGGCGTCGTGCTCGCAACACTGGCTGTGGTCGGACTGCTCTTGTTGGCAACGACCACTTTCATCATGGAAAGGCGTACTCAGACATGACCAAGGCGCAGACTGCGTGGGCGGTATTGACAGCGATGTTCATAGCGGCATCGATTGTCCTGCTCACGGTTCCTACCACCGAGCATCCCACGGCGTTCGCCATCGTTTGCCTCGTCGTCGGCATCCTGGGCTGGCTGGCCCTCGGGCTGATGATCTTCAACGACAACAGAACTTAAAAGTTGACATGTCTGTGATGGTGTACATATAATGGACCCATGACAGCGACCATGACACCAGCCACCGAGAAACAGCTTGCCTTCATCAAGACCCTCCGCAAAGAGCGGTATCCGGAGGCCTCGACCAGCGACCTGCTGGCGATGAGGGCGGCTGACGCCAGCCTCACGAAGTCCGCCGCGAGCAAGCTCATCGAGAGCCTGCTGGCGATGCCCAAGCCTGCGGCCTCCAAGGCCGACGCCGAAGCTCCTGCAGACGCAGCGTCAGTCATCCCTCTTGCCACCGAGAAGCAGGTGGCCTTCCTCACGAAGCTGTGGGACGAGCGCTACCCCGACGATCCGGCTCGGGAAGCCGTCGTCGCTTCCTTCCCCAAGCTGTACAAGAGCGCCGCGAGCAAGAAGATCGCTGATCTGCTGGCGCTTCCCAAGGCGGCGAAGCCGACGCTTGAAGAAGAAGTCGCAACCGCTGCCAAGCTGGCTACGCCCAACCCCTACGTGGCGGTGGCTGCGAAAGGCGATGTGCACTACGTGGACGGGGCGTACTACCGCATCCACATGACGCAGTACAGCAAGAAGCCCTACGCCGCCAAGGCCGTCATTCTGAGCAAGGCTGTCTGGAACGACGAGGGCACGAAAATCCTCAAGGCAGGCAAGGTTCAGTGGGTCACGGCTAAGGGCAAGATTCACGAACTCGGCAACGACACCAAGTGCACGCCCGAGGAAGCGCACGCCTTCGGCAAGATGGTCGGTCGTTGCTGCTTCTGCTCGCTGCCGATCGACACGCCCGAGAGCGTGTCGGCGGGTTACGGCCCGGTCTGCGCCGCCAACAAGGGGCTGCCTTGGGGAGAGGTGGTGGCGCTATGACTCTCTAGAACCCACTGCCTAGAACATCGCTGACATCGAAGGTCGCACGGGGTAATCCGTGCGATCTTCCGCGTAATTCCACTTTTGTAGAAAATAGGGTTGACGCCGCCGCGCAGATGGCTACCATGTCTGCATGACGTTTTCGACGGCTTATCGAATCGAGAGGACAGCGGAACAACCGCACCTCGATTCGCGCTGCCTATCGAACGTCATCGGGCGACAGAAGCCCACCGCCAGCCTCTCCTGGTAGATCGATAAGACGCTCAGCAAGAGCGCACGATCGCAAAACCAGGGGGTGAAGCCAAGGCGGTTACGGAGCCTCCAAAACTCCGGATGAGGGTTCGATTCCTTCTCACCCTGCTAATCAGCAAGAACAGTCCTGTGCGCAGTTGGAGGCGGGGGCTGTATGTGATCCTTGACAACGGAATAGCGCTTGGTTTCGGGGCAGCCGCCAACTGCCCCCATGCAGGGCCACTGACCATGTGGTGAGGTCCGCACGCTGTAAACGTGTCGCTTCGGCTGTGGGGGTTCGACTCCCTCGTCCTGCACCATGCCCCTTACGCCTAACTGGTAGGGCACCTGACTCTTAATCAGGACAAGACCGAGTTCGAGGCTCGGAGGGGGTACCAAGCCGCATTGGTGTACAGGTGTGCACACAAGATTGTCAATCTTGTAGGACGGGATCGTTACCCGTATGTGGCGCTAGGCAGGAAAGGAACAGCTACTGCGGCCAGTTTCCTGGGTACAACGCACTCCCCAGTGGGGGGAGAGATGCGGAACTTCGAGTGAGGCCAAAGGCACACAAGCGACCATCAGCGTGAGAAGCTGATGGCGGACATCGGCAGTGTCAGGGACCTGAAATCCCTTAAGGGTTCGACTCCCTTCTCACGTATGAAACAGCAATTGCGCTCGGCTGAGACGCACAGGCACAACGTCCTGCCAATTTTGTAAGCAAACACAAATCAAGCCTGTGCCGGTGGACTTCCGGACCTGGGGCTACGAACTCCGGTGGCAACGTTCGATTCGTTGTACAGGTGCCAACTTGCGAACGGTGGAGCCGTCGCTGTCCCTCCGAAGGACGGACGCTTGGTTCGATTCCAGGTCGCAAGGCCATGCCTCAGAAGTTCTCATGGTGAGAACGGCTGCTTGGTATGCAGCAGGGCAGGGATCGTTACCCTGCTGAGGCTCTGAGTTCCGGTCGCAGGCAGCGGCTCAGCGTTTCCTAAACGCAGATGCTTGGTTCGAGTCCAAGCCGGAATGCTCTTGGAAGCGTGGCTGAGAGGCTTAAAGCCCTCGGTTGCTAACCGAGTGTGGGTCACACCACCGCAGGTTCGAATCCTGCCGCTTCCGCTCAAAGCAATGATCTTGGAAAGCACGCTCGCGGCCGAGCACTCTGTCTTGAAAACAGACATGCGCCTGAAAGGGTGGGGGATCGACACCTCTGCTTTCCGCTCAAGCTCCCATCGTCTACGAGGGTTAGGACACCGGACTTTCAATCCGGCAAAGCGGGATCGTCGCCCGCTGGGAGTGCGCGACGCGCAACCTGCCGATTCAGCGAGTGGTTGGGTTAGCTGGCTACAGCTACATGCTCCGTTGGTGTAATCGGACAAACACACCGGCCTCTCAAGCCGGAGACTGCGGGATCGTGCCCCGCACGGAGTGCTCATACCGGGGAGGAACCAATGGCGGTTCACCTGACTGTTAATCAGGCTGTGGCAGGTTCGATCCCTGCGCTCGGTGCTTAATGGTGCAGTGGCGGAATGGCTAACGCGCACGGTTGCAACCCGTGATTTCGTCCGTTCGATTCGGACCTGTACCTCCATCTCGTCGCATTAGCTCAGTGGCAGAGCGTCACGTTGCCAACGTGATGACACGGGTTCGGTTCCCGTATGCGACTCCAATGCAAGCGTGATGTAACGGCAACATCCCTGCCTTCCAAGCAGGTCTTGGGCGTTCGAATCGCCTCGCTTGCTCCATCTAGCCGCCATAGCTCAACAGGTAGAGCGCGTGTCTTGTAAATACGTGGCCGGGGTTCGAGTCCTCGTAGCGGCTCCAAGGTTGCTTAGCTGAGACGGATTAGCGCAATGCTGAAAACGTTGAGAGGTTGGTTCGATACCAACAGCAACCACCAAGCACGATGAGCCAGCCGGTTGTGGGCAGAGCGCTGATAACGCTTGAAGCAAAGTTCGACTCTTTGATCGTGTACCAAGCACCGTGTGCCAGCCGGTAGTTGGCGGCTGTCCTATGAACAGCAAATGAGACGGTTCGACTCCGTAACGGTGTACAGACAAGCGGGTGTGTCCGAGTGGCGAAGGGCGCGGTCTTTTAAACCGATGGCGAAAGCCCACCGCAGGTTCGAGTCCTGTCACCCGTACCAACCTCCGGAAGCACAACTGGACGTGCAGCACCCTTACAAGGTGTCGGCTGAGTGTTCGAATCACTCACGGAGGACTGTGACGTAAGCCGAAGTGGCCGAGGCACCGGGTTGTGAACCCGGCCAATAACGAGTTCGAGTCTCGTACGTCACCCCATCTACAATCATCTGAGCAGGCGGGCTAGTGCCCATCCAGGCCTCATAAGCCAGGACTGACGGGAGCGTTACCCGATCCTGCCACCAAGGGGAACGCGCCGGGTACGCGGGCGTGCTTTGCAAGCTTGCTGTCTGAGGGGTTCAACTCCCCTGTTCTCCACGCTGGACCGTCAAGGGCATTCGTGACGGTGGGGTCGCTCCCCGAGCAATCGCCTTTGCTCCCTCAAGCTTCATGCTGTGGTACTCCAATTGGTAGAGGGACTGCGTTCAGACCGCAGACAGTGTGGGTTCGAATCCCACTCACGGCACCAAGCCGCAAGCGCAGGGCGCAGTGCTCTTTCGTACAGAGCGCTCGCTGGGTTCGATTCCCAGTTGTGGCTCCATCTGGCGCACTAGCCCAATCGGTAGAGGCGGCAAGCTCAAACCTTGTCGAGTCCGCGTTCGAATCGCGGGTGTGCCACCAAGCTCGGATGGCGTAATGGCAGCCGCGCAGGACTAAGAATCCTGTGTCCGCAAGGACGTGCGGGTTCAACCCCCGCTCCGAGTACCAATCCCGACGTACGCCAATCGGCAGAGCGACCACGCTTAAAACGTGGTGGTTGCGCGTTCGAGTCGCGCGGTCGGGACCAAGCCCTGAGTTAGAACCGTCAGCGACTTCTAATCGTAAAGCGCGTGGTGCGAATCCACGTCGGGGTGCCAACTGGATGTGGCGCAATAGGTAGCGCGCGTGCTTTGGGAGCACGGGGTTGCACGTTCGAGTCGTGTCATCCAGACCAAGCGGGTAGAGGTGTCGTTGGTGACACGCCGGTTTCGGGAACCGGAGACTGTGCGTTCGACTCGCACGTACCCGACTCATTCCGCGGTGCGTTGCTGGTATCGCAGCAAGGCTCTGAACCTTGTGCACGTAGGTTCGATTCCTACACGCGGAGCCATTCGGGAGAGGGTTGCCGGTATCCCATCTTGGCTTTGAACCAGGGCCACGCAGGTTCGACCCCTGCCTCCCGATCCATCTGAGTAACCCTTGTGTCACTATGCAGACATGAGACAGACCAAGACCAAAAAGCCCATCCTTCGGCCCGGTGATCGCTCCACGCGACGTACCATGCGTGAAGCGCACGACGCTGGTCGTCACGGCCCTGAGGATGCTCCCGAGGAAATCGTTCTCGACTGGGCATCGATGTGCGCTGACTGCTACTGGCGGTGGCACTACGACTTTGGCCCCGGTAAGGGGCTGTTTCCAAGCGCTGTTTTGTTGTCTACGTAAACTGACCTTGTGGGCGATTACGACTACAAGCAAGCACCGCCGCCGCCGCCTGATGATCTTGAGGATCAAGCGAGTGCTGTACGTACAGCCGCTGAGGTCGCCGCCATCTCTTTGTTCGTCAGCGCAGCAATGAACGACGACGAGCCGACAGGTGCTGACGTACATCTTGTGCGTTCGATCTTCCGTAACCTCGTTCTCGGTATTGCAACCAACGCGATCAGGTCTGCAGGTTCAGCGCCAGGAACGCGTGAAGCGGACATCAAGAGTCCTCTATCGACAACAGCAGAACGATTGGCCGAGCGCTTATCCGCAGCCGGTTCCGCCGACGTACTCGCCCTCTTGGACATGGTGCGGAGCATTCGTCAAAGTAATCGCAACGCTCCACCCCGAGGTGCTGGGGAGTTGAGCTTGCCTCGGGAGGCCGCACGCAACTTCGCGACATGGGCTTATGGTCGAGCGATCGAAGCTGTTGCGCCGTTGGTCGAGCGACCCGATTGGTTGTCGGGCACGTTCTCGTTGAAGAAAACGTGGATCACCCAACACGACCCACGGGTACGTCCGCTACATCGACGCCTGCACGGAAAGACGGTGCGATGGGACCAGGACTTCTGGCGCTGGCCGGATACCGGCTTGGCGTTGCGATTTCCCGGCGACCCTCTGGCACCGCTCAACGCGACGATCGGGTGTCGTTGTCTGTGTTGGCTTTCGTTCTCGAAGGCCGATGACCTTGTGCCACTGATTCGCGACCTGCCACCATTGCCTGAATGACCATCACGCTTCCTGAGGGTGTCACCTGGGACGAGATGTCGCGGGTCGAGCAGATTGCGCTGCTCCCTGATGTCGAACGTGATCTGTTGCTCGATGGTCTTACCGAGGCCGACCTCGAAACCGACGAGATGATTCTTCGTCCGAAGCAGATTGCTGTCGTTGGCACGGACGAGTGGATCACGGCCTACATGGGTGGCCGTGGCTCAGGCAAGACCAAGACCGGCGCTCGGTGGGTCATCAAGCGTGCACTCGAAAATCCTGGCTGTCTGATTGCGCTCCTGGGCCGGACCGTCGCTGATGTGCGCGACGTTATGATCCAGGGCGAATCGGGGATCATCGCTGAATCCGATCCCGATTTCATGCCGATGTACACGCCTTCGTTGCGCAAGCTCGAATGGCCGAACGGCAGTGTCGCCTACACCTACTCGTCGGACAGCCCGAACCAACTCCGTGGTCCGCAGCAGCACTTCCTGTGGGCCGACGAGCTTGCGGCGTTCCGCATGATCCCCGATGACTCAGGCGCTACCGCGTGGGACAACGCCCTGTTCTCGACCCGCCTCGGCAAGAAGCCGCAGATTCTCGTCACAACGACCCCGAAGCGCGTACAGATCGTTCGGGACCTGTTCCGTCAAGCCAAGGACCCGACGAGCGGCGTGGCGCTGCACATCGCGTCGACGCTGAGCAACCGGGCAAACCTTTCGACTGAGTACATCAACGCCATCTACGAGAAGTATGCGGGAACACATCTTGAGCGCCAGGAACTGCACGGCGAGCTTGTCGGTGACAGCCCCGGCGCTTTGTGGCGCTCGACGGACATCCACCTCGGGAAGCTTCCGACCGATCAAGACCTCATGTGCGTTATCGGCGTCGACCCTGCTGTTTCGAAACATGGCGACGACACCGGCATCATTGTGGTGGCGTGCACTAAGGAATCCGATATCAACAAGCGGCGGGCGTGGGTTATCGATGACCTCACGATCAATGCCGGACCTGACGAGTGGGCACAGATCGTTGTCGACGCTCAGAAGAAGTACAGCACTCCGGCCAGTCCAGCAATTGTCGTGGTCGAAGGTAACCAGGGCGGCGAACTGCTCAACCTCGTTCTGAACCAGCTATCACCCGGTATCCCTATCGCGCTTGTCAAAGCAATCCGTAGCAAGTCAGCGCGTGCTGAGCCGGTGGTACTCACGTATCGACAGAAGCGGGTGTTGCATACACAAGAGTTCAACGACCTCGTTGACGAACTCACAGGGTGGGAACCCGACGTGAGCAAGTGGTCGCCGGGTCACTTGGACGCGTTGGTGTGGGCGTTGCACACGGTGCTTATCGATACCAAGCCTCTGTGGCCGTACGCACCTGTCCTCGTCGGCAGCACGCACTCCGACCGCACGATTAGCGGAGTGATTCCTGCGTTCCGGCGTGAACGTGACCACCGTCGCGGCGTCGGCATGGCGCTGGCTCCGTGGCGTTCTCGTACTGTTCGTTGACCTGTGTCCTGTGTGTATGTAACTTGTTACACATGATTTTGGACTTGACGAACTAGGCTCGCGTTTTTACCTTTCCAAGTATGAGGCACGGCGGGTGACACGGGAAGTCGACTACTTCAAACAGGAACCTCCTGGCGTGTGGGCAGTCGATGCTGCGTGTCGTGGAAACGGCGGTTCACACTTTCCCGATGCGCCAGTGAATTCGCCTGAGTACGACAGACAGGTAGCGGTTGCTCAAAGCGTGTGTGCGCAGTGCCCCGTAAGAGCGAATTGCTATGACCTCGCGATCAGGAATCGTGAGCGAGAAGGGGTGTGGGGCGGGCACGATTTTTCAATCCGCAGTCGGGGTCGGCGTCGTCGGCTTCGACTAGCCGTAGCAAACCAATAGACACAGACACAGACAAGGGAGACAACAAGGTTGTTCACTGCACCAGCTTCTGACGCGGGATGGTTCGAACTCGCCATCCTTTGGATCATGTTCATTGCCGGAATCGGATGGTTGGCTTGGAAGGTCATCTATCCGACCGTTTGGACATGGATCGTCAATCATCCGGCCCGTGCGCCACGCAAGGTCACTTCGTTCCCGGCGTACGTCGCCATCGCCCCCGTCAGGGAAGCGCGCATGGTTCGGATTGACGCCGAAGGCAATCCTGTAGGCGAATGGCTTCCAGTTCCCATCGACTCGATGAAGCGTGTGTCTCCGGCGCCCGGCACAGTGCAGAACCCCTCTGACCCATCGCCACGTCGGCGTCAGAGATAATCCTGCGTTGACCTTGTAACATCCGGCCTCATGGCTGAGCCGCTGCGCACGGGTCCACGTCGATTCTTTGACGATGACATTCCCGACGATGCGCGGCCCGCCGTTGCGGTTCCGTACAACCACCCTCGGGCAGCTACAGCTTCGGCGCAGGTCATCGATCTTCGGGCACGTAGCGGCCCCGCAGCGTCGATGTCTCGCAACAAAGCGTGGCAAGAAGCAGCGTGGGGCTACTACGACCAAGTTGGTGAGTTGAAGTTCGCCTTCAACCTCATCAGCCAAGTCGTATCCCGTGCGCTGATCTACCCGGCTGTTATCGAGGACACCAGTGAGGTGCCGATCGAGGTCAAGGCTTTCCTTGACGAAGTGAAGGAAGCCGTCGCTAAGTCCGAGGCAGCCAGCACTGAGCCGCAGACTGAGGACACTGAAACGGCACCTGCAGGTGGCAACCTTTCGTTGGCTGCGGAGAAGGCTGACTCAGCACTCCGTTCGCTGACGCTCGGTGGGCAGGCCGAAATGTTGCGGCTCTTTGCTTTGAACCTCAGCATCCCCGGCGAGTGCTACCTCGTTCACGACGGCAACAAGTACCTCGTCGCGTCGATCAGCGAATTGACACCGGGCACACCGCCGACGCTGCGCCACAGCAACGTCAACACGACGGCTGACCAACTTGGCAAGAAGCTCGAAAAGGATGCGTACGTGGCACGCATCTGGCGTAGCCACCCTCGGTGGAGTGCCGAAGCCGACTCGTCCATGCTTGGCGTGCTCGATCAGGTCGAGAAGGTCGTGCTGTTCGATCAGGTCATGCGGACGATCAGCCGGTCGCGTCTCGGTGCAGGAATCATCTTCATCCCATCTGGCCTTTCGCCGGTTGGAGAGAAGTCGCTCGAAGAAGCGCTCATCGAAGTCACGACTCAGCCGGTCGAAGATGAGTCGGTCGCATCAACGGTGACACCGTTGCTGTTGACAGGACCGCCCGAGCTTGGCGAGAAGATCAAGCGTATCGACCTGTCGCGCCAGATCGATGAGCAGATGACGAAGCTCAGCGACATGGCTATCGACAGAGTTCTCGCCGGACTCGACATCCCGAAGAACATCGTCGCTGGCATGCAGGAGACGCGGTACTCCAATGCTCTCGTCATCGATGACTCGCTGTACAAGGCGCACATCGAGCCGCTGATCTTGATGATCTGCGATGCGCTCACGCAGGCGTACCTTCGCCCTGCGTTGCGCCGTGCTGGTGTCTCCGAGGAAATCGTCAACAAGTTCGTCGTTTGGTACAACCCGAGCGCCATCGTCACCCGTCCCGATCGCAGTCAGGCTGCGAACGAAGGCTTCGACCGCTACCTGCTCAGTGGTGAAGCGTGGCGGCGTGCTCGCGGCTACAGCGATCTGGACAAGCCGAGCGAGGACGAACTCATTATGCGCCTCGCTTTGGAGAAGGCACAGATTCCACCGGACATGGCCTCCGTGCTGCTTGAGAGCATCCACCCCGAGTTCTTCCAGCAGGCACGGGCTGCCGGTCAAAGCAATAGTGGTGTGCCGTCTGATGTTGCGGACATCCTCAGCGGCAAGACCCCGACACCTGAGCCTGCGCAGGCTCCCAACACCGAGAGCGCTACCGTCACGCAGGAACAGAGCGGAGGGGCCATTTCACCGGGCGGACCAATGCCGCCGCGCCCCGATAACTTGGAGCGGTAGTGGCGAACGCAGAAGATGTTGTCCTCTACGACCTGAACGGCGAGGCGGGGCCGGAAGAACTCATCGAAATGATGAGCGATCCAGAGAGCCGCTGGTTCGCTCGCCCTCGGCTGGCTTCTCTGGCGCGTCGCGGAATCGTCGCTGCATCCTTCGATCCCAACCTCCACCCTCGCGGTCACGACGGTCGCTTCATCAACGTGTGGGGTTGGGTGCGTTGGCTCGCCAAGGGTCAGTGGCATCGCGGCCAGGTGTCCAGTATCAACGAGAACGGCAACGTGTTCGTCAAGGTCGATAAGAGCACGACCGAAATGTTCAACCCTGACGAACTTTGGTCGGTGCCAACTCCGAAGGCGCACCTGCATCTCCCTGATCCGCTCGACAAAGACAACGACCCGCTCATGCAAGGGTTCAACAAGATCGGCGGACAGGGCGGCTCGAACCCTGGTGGGCTATATCAGGTAAGCGGCGAGAAGCACGACATCTACAAGGGCAGCGGCTCGATGTCCATGAAGATGTTCGAGGACATCGCTAAGTCACACGGTCTTGCGTACCCCATGACGGACGTGCAGTCGGCTATTGCTCAGGACGGCGACGGACGTGTGGCGTACATCGGTGATGCCTACTACGGCGTGGACGGCAAGCCGATCCCCAAGTTCGACTCTGTGTTCCTGTACTCCGGTGATCCGCAGGATGTGCAAGCAGCCTGGGGAGAAGTCATCGCTACGGCGAAGCTGCTGTCTGACGGTGACAAGGTGTACATCAAGCACACCAAGTCCAAGGCACATGCTGCGAACGAAGTGCTGGCGAACCGTCTCTACGAGATGGCCGGAGTCAACGTTGCAGAGACAGTCATGGGCGACGATGGAATCACCATCGGCTCGAAGCTGGTGCCGTGGAGCACCGACAAGTCGAACATCGGTGAAAACCTCAAAGACGAAGAAGTCATGGGCCGCATGCGTAAGGACTTCGCTGTCGACGCATGGTTGGCGAACTGGGACGTAGCTGGCCTCGGGCTGGAAAACACTCAGGTCATCGACGGTTACCCGTATCGAATCGATGCTGGTGGCGCGTTGCTGTTCCGTGCGCAAGGTTCCCCAAAAGGTGCAGCCTTCGGCCCGACAGTGGGCGAACTTGCAACGCTGAAAGACCCGAGCTTGAACCCGGCTGCGGCGAAAGTATTCCAAGGCGTAGCGGACTCAGACATCATCGATGGTGTGGAGCGCATCGCTGCGATTTCACCGCAACAAATCGAGGACGCTGTTATCGATAGCGGACTCGATGGCGTCGACAGCAACCTTGCCCAACAGGTTGTCGACACTCTCATCGCACGGCGCAAGTACATGCTCGACGCCTTTGGTGTCGATGACCCGTGGTTGAAGGACGACGACAGCAACTTCATTAATGCTCCGGTGCCAGTCCTTGAGGACACCTCTGAGGAATGGCTTGACGGCGACGGAAACGCTCTTGCCCTCGGGATGACGGTGCAGTGGCTCAATCCTGAGTCGCAACTCATCGAGCAGGGAGACATCATCGGGCTTGGCCCCGGCGATGTTCAAGTTGAAGGGACAGACGGCCTAGTCGTCCTCAAGGACCCGAAGAATCTGCAGATTGCTCCGGACGTTGCTCCCGTCGAAGAAGCGCCTCCTGTATCTGAACCTGCGACTGCGTTGTGGAACGCAAGCACACACGCTTGGAAAGAGACAGCCGCAGCCGAGTTCACCGACAATATGACGGCGATCTACGAGGCGAACGTTAACGGCATCTATGCAGCGTCCTTTGAGAGCATCACCGCGAAGAACCTGCAGTACGTAGACGACTCCGAAGAACTGTACATGAGCGTTGACGGACAAACTCTGTCTGTTATCTCGAAGCACGTGAACGATGAAGGTGATTTAGTCATCGTCGGCCACGATGCTTTCGGGACAACACACATCGCCAAGTTCGACGGCAACGAGTCCGTACTTGCGTACGTTGGGCAGAAAGGCTCGCTCAACTACCAGGCCATCAAGACCTCTGAACTCGGTCTTGGTGGTGTTGAGATTTCCGAAGCGCTCGCCGGAGTCCACAACGACGCTGACCTCAACCCGATCTTGAAGGCGGCTGTCGGGCCTGGCAACGCTCAAGGGATCGCAACAACAAGCGCCAGCGCACCGTTGTTCAAAGCGCAGACAGCTTTCGTTACGCCGGTAGACGCGCAGAAGGGCGAGTACAGCATCAACTCGTCCTTGGTCAAGGAAGGCGACTACGTAAAGACGCTGGACGGTCCGCTCTACCGAGTACGCGGTGTCGACAACGGCGCAGGAATGAACCCTGTTGCCACACTCGAAGCTGTTGCCACAGGCGAGGTTCCAGCAGACACGGACTTCGGTACAACCGGCGACTTGGCTTGGATCGTGCACGACGGCTTCACGAAGGAAATGCTCGACGCCTACTCGGCCAAGCAGGGGAACAGCCTCGGGAAGCAATACGACGCGTCGCCAGTTGACCCTTCTGTCATCGGAGTGCTGGACGCTAAGCCGGACGGCGATGTCATCGTTGCTATCGATACTGATGCCCCACCTGCCGAAGTGCCGCTCGAAGTCGATCCGGTTGCGGGTGCGATCAACCACAACATCGATGGCATCCACCCATCATTGGCGGTCGGGGAGCCGTTCCAGTTGAAAGACCTGGACGACGAGTCTGCTCAGGCGCTTGTCGGCAAGATGCTTTGGATGGGTCGCACTGACCTCATCCCCGAAGGCGAGGACACGGTTGCGCTAGGCAACGGCTCCGGTATCTCGTTCGCGCTCGCGTACGTCGAAAAGTTCGAGCCGACGAGCACAGATCAGTACAACTACAAGACATCATCGCGCCTCTTGGTGCGGCTCCCCAACGGCAGCGGAACATACCTGACGCTTCCGAACAAGGACTACTTGCCGAGTGGCAAGCAAGGCACATACCGGGTCGTTGAGAACATGGGGCCTGACGCACTCAAGGTGTCCGGTGCTCCCACGCTCAAAACAGACGGCACGATCGTGCATAACGGCAAGGTTGTTGGCACGTGGAATAAGCCGAACTATTGGAGCAACTACGAATTCTCCCTCAACGCCGACAGCACAGTCGTCGGTAAGACGATCACGGGAACGCAGTACAGCAAGAAGGATATGCGTGCGCGCCTCCACGCGATGCTGCTGCCGTCTGCTCCTGCCGTCAAAGTAAAGAAGGGTTCGACGGCTGCCGCGAAGATCAAGGAAGCGGTGGTTGTTGCGTCGACACCGAGCCTTGGCGACACCACGTATCCCAACGGCGAGAAGGCTGCTCTTGGTGACTGGGTTACGTACACGAAGGGCGGCGGCGGATTCGTCGGAAAGATCGTCGGATGGCCGAACCAGGACACCGATCGCAACATCGTGTTCCTTGTCAGCCCTGATGGTGTTCAGAAGGCGGTCAACCTCAAGGGGTCGGTGAAGAAGGTCAGTGGGCCTGACGATCCGAAGATCACAGCGTTGACTGTTCTCGACGGAGCGCCGAATGCTTACGCAGGCGTACCTCTCGCTGACGGCAACATTCCTGCGGTCGGCCAGAAGGTGGCTGCGGGCAAGCCGGGTGAAGCCAAGATCGAGGGCTACATCACCAACATCAATCCGAAGCA